CGAGCATCTAGGGAATCGGCCGCAATGGTGTGCGACGACGGACGACCGCTTGTCGTCGCGTGTCCCTTTGCGGCTTTTCATCGCGTTCTGCCTACGCAAATCCACGTTAATTCAGCTAGTTAGCTCAATCTTCAGAACCTTCGGCGCGGACTTATTCTTTAAGCCGCATACCCTCTTGCGCTCCGACCGAACATCGTTATAGTGCGCGGCCACGAGCCGGGGCGCCGGCCGTGTGGAGAGGTGGCCGAGTGGTTTAAGGCGCACGCCTGGAACGCGTGTATAGGGGCAACCCTATCGAGGGTTCGAATCCCTCCTTCTCCGCCAGTTTCATTTACGCCCCCTTATTTTTCAACGCGTTAGAGGCAGAATTGTCTAACCTATCAGTTGGGTTAGCCAGATTTTGTTCTGTATCCATTCCATAAGTCGCCGCCATCGCTTGTTCGGCGAGGCGGACTTGATCAGCGGCGGCGGTGTATCGCGAAACCTCCCTGTCAGTCTTGTGGCCGGTAATTGCCTTGATTTGCTGGTTGGTGCAGCCCGCTTCGGCGAGTCGTCGCGCCGCAGCTTTCCGGAGACCGTGGGCGGAGCACTGAACCAAGCCCGCTTCGTTGCAGCGATCCCGGAACCAATTTCCGAAGCCGGCCGCGCTGAAAGGCTTGCCGTAGGCCGTGGAAAGGAAAGTCATGTTGTCGCGCGGCGTAGCCGCCATGACGGCAACGAGCGTGGGATGCATGGGGATTTCTAGGCGAGCGTCGGTCTTCTGTTGCTTCACAGTGATTCGGGAGCCGGCGACGTGTTGCCATCCCATAGTCACCGCGTCGGAACGACGCTGCCCGGTATAAAGCATGAGAGCGAGAGCGAGCCGCGCCTTGCTTCCGAGCGGGTGCCGCGCCTCAAAGGCTGCGATTTCCTCCTCGGTCCAGGTATGGAACCCCTCGCCTGTTCGGCCGTAGCCGCGCATGCGGAGCGTTGGATCGTCTTTGCGCATGCCGAGATCGATTGCCAGCGTCATCAGCGCCTTGAGGCGATCAAGCAGATTGTTGGCGGCGGCCGGCGTCTCATGCATGCCGCCGATGATGGCTTTGACGTGCTTACGCTCAATCGCCGCCACTCGTTTGTCGCCGTGCTTCTCCCGAAAGCGTTCGATTATGCCGCGATAGGTGGCCTGAGTGCTCGGCCGCAGCCCCTTGAACTCGGGCGAGCCATAATAAGAGGCAATCAGGGCATTGAAGGTGCCTGCCTTGGTCCTGTTGATGCCGGGCTGGATAGCAGGCGCTGCCTCGCGGTCTAGGCAAGCCTGATATTCCTGCATGAATTCAGGCGTCCAGGGGACCGACTGGAAATAGTGGCTCTCCTGACCTTTCCGGCGAAACCGAACCCTGACCTTTCCGTGCCGATCGCTGAACTCCGACACATACTTGGGAAGACGCTTGCGGTTCATCTCGTCAGCACCTCGTCCCATTCGTTTTCACTTCCCTCTGACTGCAACGGCCTCTGCTCACCAAAGAGCAGCACCGCGCCATCACGAGTCAGTTTCACGCCGGCCAAGCGTTCGACACCGACGCCAGCCGCCAGCGCCGCCTTGATGAGGCGGGTCAGGTCGGCTTGCGTGCAAGGGGTCGAACGCCTTGACATCAGTTGGCCCCTCCATTCTGGGCCACGGTGCCGAGCGGCACCCAGTTGGCCGGCTGGTGATAGGTGTCGCCGCCAGCAATCGGCGGCTCGTTCTCGCGACGGCGAACGTCGTTCGGCGACAGGGCGCCGATCTCGCGACCGATGCGGTAGGCTTCGAAACGGGCTTGCACATCGCCCCGGAGGAGTGCCGACAGGTCGTGTTCGATGTAGAGCGTCCGCCGACCGGCCTCGGAGAGCAGGCAACGGCTCATGGCCTGTTCGATGCGGGCGGCGAGCGGGCCGAGGGCGTTGCGCACCAGGGCGGTGCTCTCGCCTTCGACGTTGGAATAGGTGGCGTTATCGGTGATGCCGACCGTGGTCGGCGGGCAACCGTAGACGCGGGCCACGTCGAGAGCCGACAGCTTGCGCGTCTCCAGGAACTCGGCATCGGCCGGCGTGAAGGTGATGGCGTCAAACTTGGCGCCGCCATCGAGCATCATGAACTTGCCGGCGTTGGCAGTGCCGGCGTGGTTCGCCTTCACGGCTTCGCGCATCGCCTCGCGGCTTTCCTTGCCGAGCTTGTCGGGGAAGGAGATCAGGCCGGAGGGACGGAGGGCGTTCTCCATCAGACTGTCGGCCGTCCGCTTCTGGTCGAGGGCAAGGCCGAAGGCGCCGCGGGCGATCTGGATCGGTGACAGGCCGATCATGCCGTCGCGGCTGGCGCCACGCACATGCAAGGCCTCGTCATCGAGCAGAACGGCTGAACCGCCATGGGCATCGGTAATGCGATAGCGGATGCGACCGGAAGCGAGCTTCTCGACGCCGACGTTGCCCCACGGCTCCGGCCAGAGGGCGACCACCTGGCCGCGCGCGTTGCGCTCGATGCGGGCGAAGGCGTTGCCGAAGGTGTCGAGCTGGCGGATCAGGAACTCGCGAAGCTCGAAGGCCGACTGACGGGGATTGGCGATGTCATGCAGCACGCCATAGAGCGGGTTATCATCGGCGCGCGCCCGGCCGCCGTCGTTGGTGCGACGGAACACAAACAAGCCGACCGAAGCCAGCGTTTCCGAACGGAGCGAGATACAGCGGGCGGCAACGGCAAGATTGCTCTCAACCTCGGTCGGTGAGACGCCATAACCGGGCGTCCCTCTCAGACCGAAGAACTCACCGAGATAGGCATCGTCTGACTGGACGGCGCGCTGCTCACGGCCAAGGAAGCGGGAGAGGAAGCTCATCGGCTAGCCTCCATGAGATCGAGGTAACGGCGGGCGATCGACAGACGCGGGGCGACCATCCGACGAGAGCGGGCGGCGATCGACGTATCCGGATAGGCCGGAAAGGCCGAGACGATGGAGATCTCGTAGAGATCGAGGGCGCGTAGCTCGCGCCGATCGCCCTGCCAGTGCTCGCCGCCCTGGCGAACCGAGAAGCCGAAGGACATGCCGCCAAGGTCGCCACGTTCGGCCAGCGTCAGCACATCGCGGCCGGCCGATGTGTCGGGAACGTCGAGGCTAAAGGCTAGCCCACGCGTATCCTCGGACAGGCGTAGCGTGCCCGAGCGAGTGCGGGCGAGAACACGGCCGGCGTCGTGGTCGACCAGGGCGAGGATATCGCCGCCGGTCTTGAGGGAAGACGCGAAGGCGCCGGGCGCAATCACTTCCGTGAAGCGCTCGGCGATGCGAGTCTCGGTGCCGAAGGTGGCGGCATAGCCTTCAAGGCGGCGCCCCTTGGCACGGATTTCCAGGGAGGCGGCGCGGCGCTCGTGGTCGGTCATATCGTCACCTCGCGAACGGAAGCCACCAGCCGGTCAAGCGTGGCAGAAAGAATGCGATCGGCGGCCGTGTGGTCGAAGGTCTGGGAACCGACGCCCTCAACCGTGTCGCGGGTCAAGGCGAGCTGAGGTCGGGTTGCGTAAAGCTGCTGAACGGCGATGAGCGCCGCCGCCTTGAGGGACGGCGCCAACGGATCAGCGCCGATCGGACAGCCGATGCGGCCGAGATAATCCCCGGCCGCGTCGATCAGAATGGAAATGGCCTCATCCTCGTCGTTGCCGGCGATCTTCAGATGGGCCTTGGCCTCGGCGAGTGTGAGAACAGCCACCATCAGACCTCCGCGTTGGCGAAGGCTTCCGGGTGCCGAACGACAACGTCGGCGTCGAGGAAGGCGTGGAGCAGAACGCCGCCATTGCTGGCAACGTCCGGATGGTAGGGGTTCAAGAGGATGTCGACGGCCGACCAGTAGCCGACGATCAACTCACTCCACAGGCCGTAGATCAGGGCCGACTTGTTGTTGCCGGCGCCGAGGGTGTTCGGAACCTGGGTAGTCGTCTCGACGCGGGTGTTGTGGAAGATCTCGGCGACCGGCATCGTGTGGCCGTCCGCGTCCTTCAGCTTGCGCACCGCCTTCATGACGGTCGGGTTGGTCAGGAAAGCGCCGGTGCCGTTGATGTCGTCCAGTTCCAGAGCGGCTATCAGGTCGGCCGCCGTGTCGCTGAGATCGGCCGAGGCCACGACAGTACCGATACCGGCGGTCTTGAGCAGGCCAAGGGGCTGATTGGCAGCGCCGGTGCCAGCGATAGCCGCGAGGTCGAGCGCCTGGGCGAGAAGCTGGCCGATGTCGCCGCGCAGGATGTTTTCAACAGCCGTGCCGCTCTGAAGCGTCAGGCGGCGGCTCATGCGATACTCGCCGGAGACCGTCTTCGGCGACATGCCGACCTTGTCGAAGCTGACGGCCGACCGGGACGTGTTCTCGTTCTCGCCGACCCAATGCGCCCCGCCGGATGCCAGCATGTTCGGCAATTCGAGATCACCGGAGAGACCGCGCATGACCGTCGCGCCCATGCCCTCGACCTTCAAGGCCGGGCGATTGATGCGGCCGGCGAGCGCGCCGAGGGTGGTCGGTACCAGATAGCCACCAGCGGCCGGGGTGCCGGCCACCTGACCATCGCGGGTCTCGCCGCCAAGAATGATTTCCGAGGGAACTGAGAAGCGGATGCCGTTGGCAAAACCGGAGCGGGCCTCACGACCGCGCGAAAGCTCCTGGCTGATTTCCGCCTCGCGGCCGGTCAGCCGGCCGGACAGGGCGCCGCTGATGGCATTCGACAGCGAATAGGAGCGCAACTCGCGCTCCATCTCCCGGCCGCCGATCGGCTCTGCATCGGCCCGGCGTTCCATCTCGTCGACAGCTTCAACGCGGGCGATACGCTCCTCGATCTGGCCGACTTCGGTCTTGATCTCGCCGAAGCGCTTGGCCTCGGCCTCGTTGAGGTCGCGGCCGGCAGTCTCGGCGTCGTTGATCAACTTGCGCATCTCTCCAACCTTGGCAGCGCGGGTTTCTTTCAGTTCGTGAAGCTTGAGCATGTAAAGGGTCCTTCTATGGGCCGGGCGCGTCTCACGACGGGCGATCCGGTTGGGTTGTTGTCAGTCTTGGTCTACGCCCGCGAAAGCCGTTCCTTTCTGTGGTCGGCGATCGCGTCGAGGGCGGTGCGGATCGCGAGCGAAATATTGATGCGAGAGAGGCCGACAGCGCTTTCGCGCCACTCCTTGGCCTCGGCCTCGCTGGCTTCGGTCGGTTCGGGCAGATCGAACCAAGCCTTGCAGGTCATGTCCGGCGTGCCCCAATCGGAGATTTCGCCGATCAACTCGAACTCGTCGAAACCGACATGGCCGAGATAGACCCGACTGCGATCCGCGATCTCAATGACGACATCCCCTTTCATCGCGGAACGGCGCTTGTAGGTGACGATCCCTTGCTCGGCAGCTTCATTGACCCAGCGATGGCACCAGTAGTCGTTCGGCTCGACATTGTTGCTGGTGAACTCGGACGGCAGCTTGCGAGCCACAAACCCAAGACCGGAACGGAACTCCCCATCGGCGCTACGCGGCTCGAAGCTCAATGCCTGGGCAGCTCGCCCGGCCTCGATGAGCGACAGCCCGGCAGCAAGAAGGCCGCCGATGAAGGCGATACGCTTCAGAACTGGAACGCCATTGCCCTCCGGCAACAATCCATTGTCCCGCAAAAGCTGGACGTTACGGACCGTGATCCCCGCTGCTAGCGCGAGTTCGCTGGGTCCAAAGAAATCTCGGGGATCGTTGCTCGGTCTGGCCATATCGACGTTATTACACAGTTTGTGTGTGATAGCAAGAACGAACCGGGCACATTGTGGAGAATGGCCTTGGAAGCGTTCCAAGCCTCAACATTCAGCCGGCGGCCAAACATGGCTCGAAGCTCTTTGAGGGCGCGGTAGTCGCCGGTAAAGCGACCGAGGCCGGCAGAGGTTTCCGGTATCGCCAAGTCTTCGTCGTCGTTTCCGACGAAGCCGCAGCAGGGAATTGCGCCAGCGCCAACCTCCGGCCACCCGAGATCGGCGTCATCTTCAAGGTCGCCCTCGTCCTCACAGGCCTCCTCAATCTCGCCGTCCTCCTGCGAAACACGAACATCGACCTTTGCAAGACCATGGGGGCCGGTGTCGCCTGCCTCCGGCCATCCCAAGGTCGGTTCACCAGTGTCGTCGTTCTCAAGGTCCGGATCGGCGTCCAGTTGATCGAGGACGGCGATCAGGCCTTCAATGGCGTCCTCGACGGTGCGCCGGAAGCCTCCGGGCACCTCTACGAACTCGCGGGCATAGCTCCGCCCCTCACGCAAATGCATGTTCATGGCGCACTCCGTGTGCTAGAAATGGTTCGACGTACCAGAAATGACACCCCGAAATATGTCACGTCAAGACATTTCTGTCACGGAGTTACATTCTTGAACGCTGCACAATGTCGAATGGCGCGGGCCGCGTTGGAAATCGGTGTGCGAGAACTTGCCGCGATGGCGAAAGTCTCGCCGACGACCATTTCGAAGCTGGAAGCTGGCGATACGCTAAAGCCGCGTACCGTTGAGGCAATTCAGGCGGCACTTGAAGGGGCCGGCCTGGAATTTATTGCCGAAAACGGTGACGGTGCCGGTGTGAGGTTCAAGAAATGAAGAAACTGCCTCCGGAGTGGTTCTTTCCTGCTTTGGCATATCTATTTCTCTGTATTTTGCTTTTTCTACCTGTTTTTAGAGAGAATTCCTGTTCTATTTCTCACGATGAGATGGAGTCTATTTCCACATGTGTTCGAGAGTGGTTGACAACGTTTGGAACTATTGTTGGAGCGGCAGGAACAATATTTGTTACTTATCTACTCTATCGAATTGAAAAAAACAGGCAGGATGATGAGAATAAAAAGGAAACGATGCGATATTATATACGCGCATCTAAACTCGTTGGAAGACTAAGGTCAATCCAAGGATACATTAATAACACTCTTTTGGAACCTGACCAGCAGTCGCGCTGGGACATGATATTCGCCGTATCAAATCAGCTAGACTCAATTAGAGATCAGATTGAAAGAGTAACATATAAAACAAAATCAACGAACCAGAATAACAATCTAAGATCTATACATAAGCATATAGAAAACATAGATTATATAATATTCCAAATAAAAACTAGCATCACTATGCAAGAGCAAATATGTTTTTTCGATGAAATCGAGAGTTTAGTAAAAGAAATAAATTCACGCATAGATCTTTTCGTAGATGACGTGAAATCAAACTCAGATAGTTATGGAATACTCGGACCATACTCATTTTGATGGCTGCCAGATAAATCTAAACAACCTCCACCATCGGCACCCACTCCTCCTCGCCACCAAACTTCGCGGCCGTGATCAGCGCCATTGCCAGCGCCACCATGCCGTCGATACGGCCGCGTGAGCGCATCTTGTCGAGCTTGCGATTGCCGGCCGGATCAGGTGTGGCGACGGTGTTCGTGGCGCACCAGGTCAAGACCGGGTGACCGCCATGCCGAAGCCGCCGCTCGGCAACTAAGCGTTCGAGCAGGTCGACGGCCGGAGCCATATCCTTGTAGCCCTGACCGACCGGATGCATTGGGATATCGGCTCCGGTGTCGGCAAGTGCCTGCTGGAATTCTTCGATGCGCCAGCGGTCGAAACCGACCATGCGCAAATCGTAGATTTCGCCCATGCGGGCAACGTGTGCGGCAATGAAGGCTGGTTGGATGGAGACGCCCGGCGTCGTCAGTAGGAAGCCCGACTGCCGCCAAGCCATATAGGGCACGCGGTCGTCCTCCTCGCGATCGAGCAAGCCGTCGTTCGGCAGCCAGAAGTACGGCACCACGTCGAAAGCGCCTTCGTCATCTGGGAACACCAACACAAGCGCCGTCAGGTCGCGTACGGCCGACAGGTCGAGGCCAGCGAAGCATTTACGACCTTTGAGGCGTTCGAGGTCGACGGCCGGGTTGCAGGCCTTCCATTCACCGATGCCGAGGAAAGTCCGCTCCGAGGCAACGCGCTGGTTGAGGATCAGGTTGCGGAAGGCCGGTTCCTTGGCCGGCATGCGCCGCGCCTGTTCGGCTTGGCGCTTCACCTCGCCAAGGCTGAGGAAATCGCCGAGGGCGGGATTGGCGAGCTTCCACGTCTCTTCGACCCACGGGTCGGCGTCGATCGGCGCCGAGTACTCGGCGAGGAAGAAACTCGGATCGTCGATCACGCCATCATTGACCCGCCGGCCGTAGTCGACGAGCTGCGACATGGGGGCGATGTCGGTTGCCGCCTGGGTCGAGATCACCATCAGCAACGGGTTGTCGCGGGCACCCATGGCCGTGTCGAGGGTGTCATAAAGCTCGCGGTTGGCCGCCTGTCCAAGCTCGTCATAGATGACGCAGGAGGGCGACAGGCCGTGTTTGCCGGCAACGTCGGCTGATAGGGCCTTGAAGATGGAGCCGGTCTCCATGTCTTCCAGTTCCTTGCCGAACCGCTTGACGTTGATGCGATGAGCGAGGATCGGATGTACCTCGACCATGGCGACCATCTCGGCAAAGGTCTTGCCGGCCTGTTCCTTGTCGTTGGCCGCCGAGTAGACCTCGCCGCGTCGCTCGGCTTCCGGGCCGGCGAGATGGCAGAGGGCGAGGCCAGCGGCGAGACCGGTCTTGCCGTTCTTGCGGCCGAAGGTGAGGACAGCCGTCCTGACCGGTCGCTTGCCTTCATCGTCCTCGCGGTAAATGGCTTCGATGATATCGCGCTGCCAATCGCGGACGCGGAAGGCCTGTCCGGCGAGGCGGCCGGCGGTCACCTCGAGGCTTTCGAGGAAGGCAACGACGCGGTCGGCGCGGGTGAGGTCTGCCGCTTCCCATGCCGGCTCGGCCGTCTTGACGACGACAGGCGCAAAGAAGCTCCGCTGATCGTCGTTGATGACGCTAGTCGGCCGCCTGATCGCCTTCGCTCCCGGTCCACGCAAGCCCATGCTCTTCCTCGCCTTTCTCGCTTAACTCACTGTTTCAACTAACTCTATTCGCAGGTCCCATATCGGTCCGAGGTCCAAGCCTTCTAGGGATCGGAGGGGGTATACCCCTCGGCCATGAAGGGATGGTCGGGATCGATCGGTAGGCCGTCGAGGCCGACGCCCTTGAAGCGGATGCCGCTGCCGCCCTTTCGGTCGACCGCCGCCGTCTTCACCGAGTGGCAGGCCGGGCACATCGCCATGAGACCGTCGAGAGCCGGGAAGGCATCGCCGCCCGACGCGATGGACCGGATGTGGTCGACGTGTTGGGCAGGGACGACGCGGCCGAGCCGGGAACACGGCTCACACAGTGGTGCCTCGGCCAGCTTGGCCGTCCGGAGCCGCTGCCATGCGGCGGTCGAGTAGGGCCAATCAGCCACCGAACACCTCCGATGCCGGGGCAATCAGGGAGTGACAGAGGGGTACGCCCCCCTTAAGGGGGCTACCCCCTGTCACGCTGCCCCGTGACACTGTGACGAAGCGTGACATGTCACGCCCTGTCACGCTCAAGCATTCTTCTTGGCAAGCCATGCCCAATCTCCATCAACTCCAATGATACCAAGCACTTGTAGCTTCTGACGGACGCGATAGAAGGCCTGTCGCTTGGCGTCTGCCTTCGCGTCGTTGTCCACCATGCCGAGCCGGTAGGCGTACTCTCGCCACGTCTCGACCGTGACAGGCGTGACATCGGGGGGCGCCCGGTTTGTCACGCTTTGCTGTCCCACCTCCGCCATTGCTTCCGTGAGGGCACGCAGGCCGATGGTTTCCGCGTTGGTCAGCCTGGGGCCGCTCTCCTTCGTCGCACCTTCGCTCGCATCCGCAGGGCAGACGACGCACGAGGAGATTTCCTCGCCGTCCTCGTCTACGCCGAGAACCGATTTCGAGAGCCGATACCGAAGGGTGTCGAGGTCGCCCCCGTCTTTGACCTTGGCGAAGCCGGCTTCGCACAAGCCGGTGTCATGCTTCGTCACCTCGATCGCTGCATCAACGGCACCGAGGAGAGCATTGGAACCGCGCATGCCGCGATCCCGGTCTTTGCCGCTGTGGTGGACGATCAGCACATGAGCGCCGGTCTCCCGCTGGAGCCTTTCGGCCCGCTGAACCACGACGTTGATATCCCGCGCCTTGTCTTCGTCACCGGAACCGATCATGCGGCTCAAGGTATCGAGGACGATCAGGCGAACAGGCGTTTCCATCGCCAAGGTGTGAGCCTTGACGTCTGAAATGAGGGCATCGGCGCCCGTGTCATCATCGAAGAGGTTGACGGACGTCGGCACCATGATGAAGGGCACGTGAGCCGCGCCGGCATTCTCCAGGCGCCAAGCCTTCATGCGCTGGCGGAGGCCGGAGCTACCCTCGCCGGTAACGTAGATGACGCCGCCCATGGTGACGCGACGGCCGAACCATTCGCGGCCGTGGGCGACACAGAGGGCGAGGTCGAGGGCAAGGAAGGTCTTGGACGTGCCGGGGCCGCCGAAGATCGACGACAGGCCGCCGTTGACCAGGGCGCCCTTGACCAACCACGACAGCGGCGGTTCGTTGTCTTCGTCGCCGTACCAGACGAAGGGTAGGCGGGTTTTGATGTTCACACGCCAGCGAGGAGCAAGATCGGCGAGGCGGTGAAGGGCTTCGGCCGTTCCGCCCTTGTCGAGCCAGTCCGACACATCGCCTTTGCGAGGCAGGTCGGGCAGGTCGAGCACACGGATATCGTCGGCCCTGCCGTCGAGCGAGTTCGCGACAAGCTCGGCATGATCATGGCCGGCGTCGTCATTGTCAGGGATGATCACCACCGATGCGTGGCGGAAGAAGTCGCCGAACTCGGCCTTCCATTTGCCGGCTCCGCCAGCGTTGCACGTCGCGGTGATGCCGAGTGCCTTCAGGCGGTCCACGTCCTTCTCGCCCTCGACGACGAACACCGTCCGGCCGTTGTCGAGGGCCTCCAGCAATTCGGGCAAGCGGTAGGGCACCTGACGAACGCCCTTGACCTTCCAATCCCAGCCGCCCTTGCCGTCCGGCCGGCGCTGGCGGAAGTCCTTTGGCTCAAAGCGCACCACCTCCGACAGCACCTCGCCGGCCTCGTCGACATAGGCGTAGTGCGCCACCTCGCGGCGGTTCGTCGCCATCTGGGGCGGTAAGGGATCGAGGCCGAATGTGCGGTCGAGCCATTCGCGGGCAGTGCGCTTATCGCCGCCGCGCTTCTTGACCACGAGATCGAGAACCCCACCGCCAACACCTTCCTCATGATCGTAGAAGGTTCCCTTCTCCGGACCATCGATCTTGACCGACAAAGATCCATTCGTGCCAAAGCGAAGCTCGCCCGTCTTGGAAAGACGAGTGTTTGGTTTGCCACAAAGAGCGAGGGCAACGTCGTTGATCAGGTCGGCAAAGTCGCTCAT